GCCCTTGATCGAACGGTTTGATGGCAAGGGCAACAATACGCTGGTGCTGGAACACGCCAGCTCAATCAACGACCGCTACTCTGAAGTCACCGTCTTGGCCCAGGGGCATGGCACAGACGAACATACTGGACAGAACGCTATCAGGGCGATGGCAAAGGACGCTGAGGTGGCCATATACCGGCCGCTCATTGTCACCAACGGCGACATGCAGAATAGTGATGCTGCAAGCTCTTTCGCGCGCAAGCTGCTGGCCGACGGCCGCCTGGCTGGCGAGTCCTTGAGTGCTGTAGTCAAAGGGCACCGCACGTCCGATGGCGTCTTGTGGTCCCCGGGTCAGCGCGTGCATGTCAAATCGGAGTCCCTTGGTATCGACGCCATATGGTTCCTTATGGGACGACAGTTCATCGGTGGCCGCGAGAGCGAGACCGTCACAATCCTAACTCTCAAGGAAGACGCCGTCTGGACCTTGGACGCCTATCAGAGGCGGAAAAAGGGCCGGAAAGGCAAGAAACTACAGGCGGTAATCCTCGATGTTTCGTGAAATCGACAAACGCATCGGCCGCGCGCTCGGCCAGATCAGGCAGGCCTTCCGCGCGGTCATCGCCCGAGTCAACAGTAGCCCCAGCGTCCAGCTGCTCTCCGGCCAGGGTGTTGCCGGAGAGCAGCTGCGTGACAACGAGCTGTTCCAGCATTATGGTTTCACCAGCTGCCCGCCATCCGGCACCATGGCCATTGCGCTGCCGTTGGGGGGCAAGACCTCACATGGCGTGATCATCGCTACCGAGCATGCCACCTATCGCCTGGTGGGCCTACAGGAGGGCGAGCTGGCCATTTATACCGACGAGGGCACAAAGTTGGTCATGAAGCGCGGCCGTGTTATCGAGACCGACTGCGATGAATATCGGCTGACTTGCAAGACATTCACGGTAAACGCAACAGAGTCATCTACCTTCACCACGCCTACACTTACAGCGTCGGACAAGGCCGTCATCAATGGCCTGGTGACTGGCAAAGGTGGGCTGGCATTGTCCGGTGGCGAAGGAGGCGTTGCAGCCCAAATTGAAGGTGGCTTGCGCGCGACTGGCGACATTCGAAGCGGCAATGTGAGCCTCGACGATCACGACCACAACGAGACGGGCGCCGTTACCGGTAAGCCAAATCCCATCGGCTGACCTCTGGGCTGATTTTGCCCTCGTTCCAAATACGCCAGGCTGGCCAGCCCTCAGACTGGCCGCATGGACGTCCTGATTGATCCTACCACCGCAGACTACGCCGGCCAGCGCATTACGACGCTGGCCAATGCGGTCTATCTACGCCTGAAGACGCCGCTGGGCAGCTACTGGGCTGATCCGACACTAGGCTCGCGCCTGCATGAGCTGCAGCGTGAAAAGGACCTGACCCGGGTTTATACGCTCGCCCGCCAGTACGCCGAGCAAGCGCTTGTCCCCCTCATAGAAGACGGCCGAGCCCAGCGCATCACGGTTACAGCCACCCGCCTGCAACCAGGCCGGTGCCTGTTGCATGTTTCAGTGGTCGACCAAGGCGGCGTCGAGCAGATTTTCACCCATCACGTGAAGGTGGCTTGATGCCGTATATCGTTCCGACATTCGAGCAAACGCGCGGCAAGCTCTTGCGCGATCTGAAGAACCTACGTCCCGACGTAGATATCGGCCCGGACAGCGACTGGTACATCCGGGCCACCAGTGTTGCTAGTTGCGCCGAGGGGCTTTATGCCCACCAGGGCTGGATCGTCAAACAGATTTTCCCGGACACCGCCGACACCGAGTACCTGGAACTGCATGCTGCACTGAAGGGGCTCAACCGCAAGCCAGCGGTGGCCGCATCTGGGACCATCACACTCACCGGCGAAGTCGGCCGCGAGGCCCCAGCCCATGGCGTACTCGCGAAAATAGCAGCCTATCCAGCGATTGGAGCGCACGGCATGGAACGACAGCGTATCGCTTGCGCCCCAGCGGCCATCGCGGTCCAGCCAGGTGACGCCGCGCCGGCGCAGTTCATGGCGGCGCGTGGGGCAGCGCGGCGAAACGATCC